TTTTGATTTTTAAATTGGTTGTACCTTTTAATATTCGGTGTATTCTACCTTCTGTTATAAATATATGATCTCCCCTTACTAATTCAAAGGGTAATTCATTATCCATTTGTAATTCCCATCCCTTGCCTTCCAATACTTCAATTTCTCTATCTTCAGCATCTTGATGCCAAACTAATTCCATTGGATCTACATCCTTAGAAAATGTTCTTATGTTACCTTTATTTACGTATGGATTCATTTTACCAAAATGTATTCATATTAGCACCTAAACCTAACATAGAGGCATATCTTGGTAAATTACATGACCAATATCCAGCTTTAGTTCTATCCTTTTTTTCTGGACATCTATGTCTTGCTGAATATGCATTTCTAGCTTTTTTATTTTTAATTTTAGCTCTTAGACCACCTGAACCAAATGATACTTTTTTAATTTTTTTAGTTTTAGGATCACGTACATAAACGTAATATGCTTTAGAACCACCACGTTTAGGTTTATTTAATTTAACATCCTTACCTCTAAATTCTGCTTCAAACAATATTTTTAATGCAACATTAGATGGTTCATAGAACCAATTTTTCTTATCTTTACTTTGTGTTAGAACTATATCTTCACCATCTGGAGTAGAAATGGTATATTCTCCAATTCCTGTATTTTTACCAACATAGCCTTTAGGCATCTTGGGGACTAACCTCGTTAACTTATCGTCAGATATTTTATTAGTTTCATTTAACATAGGTAAATCTAGCGGTACAGATTCCCCTTCATACATTGCGAATTCACCAATATGAGTTTTAATTAATTGTGCATCATCTTCACATAAATCTATTATATCTCTAGAATACATTTTTCTAGCTTCTTTTATTAGTTTTAAATGTGCGTTAGAACCAATTCTAAAAACTGATTCAAATAAAGGAATGTTTTTATCTAAATGGTATTGTAAATTTTCAGATAATAAAGACTTAACTTGTACTTTACCTTCAGTTAAAAGAGGTCCTCTTATTGATTCGCAAGTATTACATCCACATTTTTGACACATATCTTATTTTATTATAAATATTTAAATTTCTAGAGAATTACGTTTAAATGCCTCAGTATAAATTCCAAATCTTGCATCCTTAATTCCAAATTGATTTCTATTTCTTCTCATAGTTACATAGAAATAAGCTTCATAATCACCCTCTGGTAAATCAGGATTTAATATAGTATGATTACTAGATAACTCATATATAGGTTCTCCTGTTTCTTCTTCCCCAACTTTAGTAAATTTTAAAGGACCCTGTAGTAAACCTTGTACATTATTTATACCATAATTTGTTTTAGGTTCAAAATTTAAACCATAAACTGTTTTTCTAATAAGCTCTGGTGATTCAACTTTTCTTCTAAAACCTCTACCAGGTTCCATTTGGTTTGGTTCTTGTAAATTATCTTTTACTGCTTGAACAAAGGATTGAACCTCAGGATTATCTGCTATTGCAGTTACTCCTCCATATTGTTGAAAATCTTTTGCTGATTTACCCGCCTTGTGTGATACAAAAATTACTCTTTCACCCTTAGAATTATCAAATGAAAAATCAGCTTTTGGAGTTTTTGGCACAGTTGTAGCAGTAACAATATCACTATAAACTACCCCATTAAAAGAAATATCTACAGCTTTTCCATCATTTAACTTATTTAAACCAAAAACTGCGTCTGCAAGAGCTGCATCTTCTACCCTAGTACCTGATCCTGCCCCTCTTCCTCCATAATCTTTTGTTTTTTTAAGTCTATTAGAATTTAGAGTTACATCTTTATCATCTATATTTCCTTTAACAAGTAATGAACCTTGGTTAGAAATAATACTATCTATCATTTCTTCTTCATTTGATTGAAGATCAAATTCTGTAGGGCCATCTACTAGTGAGGTTATATTAATTACTTCACCATCAACTGTTTCAAATGGAGTTTGGGCTAAGATTTGTTGCACAAATTTTCTAACTCTACTTTCATATTTTTTTAATTGACCTCTAGATAAATTAGTTTCTTTTAAACTAAATTTTTGTTCAATTGCTTCACTAATTAAAGATTCAAGTAAAGTAACATCATTAGGATTATCCATATCAGGATAACCTTTAGAAAATTTATAAGCGAATTTTGTAAAAAATTTATTGAATATATCCATTATGCTTCTACGTCTACGTTAACATCATCCTCAACATCAACTTCTGTTTCTGCTTCTTCACCTGCATCAGCATCACCAGCTTCCGCATCTTCAGATGCATCAGCTCCAGATTGTCCATATTGTAGGATTCTATTAATCGCTAAAGCACAATTTTCTTCTTCGTCTAAGTTGAGTAAGTAATATTTTTTCCCTTCTACTGTGGCTATCCAACTTTTTTCAGTATACATTAATAAAAATGATTGACCATTTAATAATACTATTCTAAAAGTACTAGGTCTAGGAGCAACCCATTCTATAGTTTCTAAAAAAGCATCGAATTCTGATGTAAGTAGATCTACTATAACATCTTTTAATAGAGGAAATTTAACTAATTCATCATATGCAACAGCAGCATCTTCGGCTTTAGAATAATCCTTGTATACTTGTAATACAAGTTCTTTTATTTTTTCTCTTAATTCGCCCGCTGTCATTATTAGTCATTTTGTTTTGATAAGTAAGCTGCTACAGCCATTTCTTTTTTCTTTTTAGCTGATTTACCTTTAAATTGTTTTGCTTTTGATTTTTTAAAATCATCAACAAAATCTCCTACATCATTTCTTTTAGTTAATTTTTCTTTTACTAACTTATTTATTCTATCAGCTTGATCTTTATGTTTTTTAGAAGCTTTAGCTAATGCTTGAGATTGGCCTTTATGTAATTTAGAAGCTTTTTCAAGTTCTTTTTCAATCTTTTTAAGTTTTTTTTCTTCCGGTTTAGTAACTTCTTCTTCTAATGGTAATAAAATATAATCACCATCTCTATGTTTTTTAACACTAGTCATATTTTTAAGAAGGTCAATTACTTCATCTTTTTTAAATCCTAATTTAACTAATTCTTTAACTAAAGGTTCTAAACCAGAAGCACCACCTTCTTTAGATAAAGTATCTCTTACTACCTCTATTCCCTTAGCAAAATTAGCCGATGATACTTCTTCATTCATATCAATGACTGCATCTATTTTAGCTACCATTTCTTCACCATCTAAATAATCAAAAGCACTATCTAAATAATCATTAGCTTTTATAATTTTAGATTGCCACCATTGAGGAAAATCTACTTCACCTTGGCCATCATATTTGTCTATAGCTCTATAAAGCATTTGGACCATTTGACCAGCTCTAGCTAACTCTCTTTTAAGCATCCCTGGTTCATCATCTTGATGTCCTACATCTAAATCTTCATTTACATAATCATCATCATCTAAATCATCATAATTACCTTCTTCTAATCCATCTACAAATTTGCCTAATGTAGTATCATATCTATTACCTGAGTAAGCTACATTAAATACTCCATAAGCATCTAATCTCGATAATTCATTTGGAAAATATTGTCTAATTACTTCTCTAGCGTCATCAGCTTTTTCTTCTAATTCATCAACAATGTTTCGAAGCTCCATAATAGCACTTTCTTGAGATTCATCTTCCATTAAATCTTTTTTAAGGGGAGTATTAGGTTCCATTTCTTTTTTATCTTCACTACCTAAATTAGCGTCAGCAGCACCATAGTCGGCACCACCAGAAAAACCTTTATCTATATCTATTTCTTGACCACTTTCAGGTTCTACATTAGTAGAAGGTCCTGGGTCTGTCTGAACTTCTGGGATAGATATAGCTTGTTTGATAAGTTCTTTAAGTGATTCTAGATTCATTTTTTCAACTTTCTTTTTAGCTTGTTTAGTAGCAATGCCATACATTACTTTTTCTGCATCCTTACCATACTTTTTAACTAGACTACGTTTATTGGACATTAAACCTTTGACTGCTTGTTCGCGTTTGTCTAGTTCCCTTTCCGTAAGTTTGCGTTCATTAAGCATATTAGTCAGAAGATGAAACTACGTGTTTTCTAGTAAAGAACGTAATAGTGTTTCCTATCTGGTCTAATAATTTTGGATCGCCAATTTTTTCAGCTTCAGATTGAGCTTTAGTTAAAAGACCTAATACTGCTTCTACATCAACTGATTCACCTGGTATAGATGTTTTAACTTCAATGTCAGATTCTTTAGATACGTCATCTACATCTACTTCATCTTCTACGTCTACGTTAACGTCTCTTTCAACATCTACGTCTACATTATCTTCAACATCAACATCTTCTTGTTCATCTAATTCTTCCTCAGAAAGTTGTGCAATTATTTGTTCTCTAATTTTAGCTTTTAACTCTGATAATTTCATTCTATTAGACTGAACCTCTTCTACTTCTTCAGATTCATTTACATCATCTTTAAAGTCTTTTTTTAGTTTAGCTAACTTTTTTTCATTATCTTTAATATCCTTTTCGAGGTCTTTAATGTGGTCTCTATCATCTCTAATAGCTCCTTCCATTCTTTTTTGTTCCTCTTTATTACCTTTTTTAGAATCTTCTTTTTCGGATAAATTTTCTTTATTGATTTTGTTTTTGCCTTTTTTCTCAGCATCACGTTTACCAAATTTACCATAAGAATCATCTCTTCGGTCCTTAAAGGATTGTTTTTTATCTTTTTCAGCACCTTTACGTGCACCTAGAGATTCATCTTCTCTATCGTCGTATCCTTGCTTGAATTTTTTTTCTGAAATCTCTTCAGATTCCTTAATAAGTTTATCCTCAGATTGTAAAAGAGGATTATTTCTTAAATAAGCTTTATAGTCAAAGTTGTCCATTGTAATATATTTTTATTTATAAATATTAGTTTTTTCCTCTAGAATTACTCCTTACTGAAGTACTGTTGCTACTTCTTGAACTATTGTTAATAGTAGATCTAGAGTTATTAGAGGGGAATGAATTATTATTATAGGTTCGTATAGAATTATTATTATTATTTATACTAGGTCTTGTTATATTATAATTAGGTCTAGTATTATTAATATTATTATTATTAGGATTATTATAAACTCTAGGTTTAATATTAATATTTTCTCTAATATTGTTTATAATATTATTTATATTATTATTATTATTATTATTATTAGGATATGTTCTTACTCTCCTGTTACTAGTAATAGTATTTTCAATATTTCTACTGCTTCTAGGCCCATTAATGTAAGCTATATTATTATTTCTTCTACTTGAATTCCATACAACATTATAACCTGAATTGTTAAAAGGACCGTTATACCAACTATATAAAGGTCTATAAGGTCTGTACCAATTATTCCAACCATAATAATAGTAGGGATAATTCCAATTATTCCAACCATAGCTAAATGGGTAGTTAAATGCCCAATTAGTCCAATATAAATCTCTATTCCACCATACATCAAATGAATTATAAGGTCTCCAATAATTAAATCTATAATTAGAAAAATAATAATTATAAGGTTGATTTATTTGATATTGAGCAAAATCCCATCTAAAATTAAAATCAGTTCTTAATTTTCTTTTAAATTGAAAAAAATTTAATGTGTCTACTACATCATTAGGCACTTCTAATATTACATCATTACTGTAAATACCATCAGAATAAACTGTTGCCGTGCCATATTTAAGTTGAACACCACAACTACATAACAATAATAAAAGGGCACCCATAATAAATCCCTTGATCCACGAAATCCAAGCAACTTGATATACTCCTAAGTTAAGCTTTTCCATGAACCAAAACAATAAATTTTGGTGCCATTTTTTAAATTTACTCATATTATTTTACTAAAGCCTGTCCAAATACTTCTGGGTTGTCTTTAGGATTTTTGCCAACAATTTTAGAATCATCTTGAGCTAGATAAATATAATTTTTATACCCAGTTTCAAAAATATCAGTACTTCCTACTTTTCCCCAAGTACCAATGTAAGGAACAAAATCTCCTTTTTGATCATAGTCACTATCTAATGGAATAGCATCAGTTGAATACCAAATAGTTCCATCTGTTTTGTAAGCATAAATCCAAAGATTATTATCTCTAATTAAAGCACCAAATGTAGAAAATTCAGTTGCGGGGGCACCACCATTATCAACCCATTTACCTGCTAAATAATTTATATATTGAGAATTAGGATTCCATCCTGAACCCCCACCAGTAGGTAAATTAATTTGAGGTCCTGAAGGTTGCCATTTAGTTTCTAGTATATCTATTTCTCTTCCTATTCCTCCAGGCGCACCACCACTACCATCTTGATAGTTATCTACTCCAGGATTCATATTAATTCTTTCTGCAAGGTAAAATGTTTCACAAAAATCACCTCCTCCATTGGAGCCAATTTTAATATCAATTTGCCATAAACCATCCATAGCAGCTCCTACACCACCATTAATTTTGTAATCAGGAGAGGCAGTTTCTAAATGAATAGGAAAAGCTCTACTACCAACATCACTATATTGTCCAGTTTTTGTGCTTTGGAAAGCAGCATCATTACTAATTGACCATTTATCTGCTCCATAATCTACACCCCAATAATCATCACCTGCTATTAAAGAAGATTCTTGGTTACCCATACCATTAGACCAACCATCATTTGAAATAAAAGAAGGTTCAGAAGCAATGGATAAATCAAAATATCTATAAGTTTTCCAACAATCAGATTCATAATGAGATTTATCATTATTATAAGTAAAAGTTATAAAACCGTTTTTATCAATAACTACCCCATTAGAATAATTAACATCAGCAGTACCAATATGAGTACCATCAGCTGAGTTAATATCAACGGATAATTGATAAAATAAAACCCAATCATTTTCTGTATTAGGGCCTATTTCAGTGCCAACTGCAGGTGCTAAGTCTTGACCGCTCCAAGCAGTTCCACTTACAACTTTTAAAGTATAAACGGAGTTATTGTTCCAATGTTGAATAAAAGGATCATCACAGTCCCCAGCTCCAACTTTTTTGTTATTATTGCACCCTAAAATAAATAAGGACAACAAAAGTAATAAATAGTTTTTCATGTTTTTGTTTTAATTAATTGATTATTTTTTCTTTTTAAATTCGGATTTCTTTGTATTTTTTACAAATTGTTTTCCTTTTTTACTACCACGAACTTTTTTAGCTACTGTAGCTTTTCTTTGGGCTTTAGTAAGTGATTGTGCTTTCTTTTTAGGTAAACATCTAGTAGTTGGTTTACCTTTTTTCATAGTACCACAGGGACCAGATATATTACCTGATGTATTAATTCTTACCCAATTTTCTTTTTTAAACCAATCTCTAAGAGATTCTATTAATTCTTGTTCATTAATTTTTTTATAACCTGACCCATAAGGTGCAGATTTACCATTATGATTAGGGGCTACATTTTCCTTCATTAGTATTTATGAATTTAGAAATTTACTTATTCTTCTAATTGCATAATCATCACCATAATTACCAGCCATCCAGTTATTATGAATATAATAAACTACATCTTTAAGTCTTGATGGGTGTAATCTAATTCCTCCTTTAATTACAAATTCTAATTCTTTATTAAAACCATCATCTAGTTCATCAAATGCTTCGTTTGTTTTTTTCTTTTTACCACTCATTTGACCCTTACATACTTTTACAGCACGACCAGATAAATAAGCTGATGATTTTTCACCAGCAGCCATTCTGCGTTTGCGATATGCTTCACCTTTTTTACACAGTTTTTCATTAACTGCTACTCTAATTCTTTCGTTTATATTAATCAAGCCCATAATTTATTCCTTGTGATCTTAAGTTATCTAAATATTCTCCTTTAGCTCTAATGTAGCTTTCTGCATCATCTAAAAAATCTTTATCTATTATTTTAAATTGTTCAAATGAATTTAAAGAATTATCTAATTCAATATCTACATCTCCAAACCTATTCATAATACCATCTTTCCAATCTTCCCATTGCCCAACACTATAAATAGTTCTAGAACTATCATCAGGGTTAGGAGCATTAAATCTTTCATTTTCAAAATAAGAAGTTAAAAAATCATAATTTAAATCTGAAAGCTTAGCGTTTACTACTCTATCATTAAAACCTTCTCCTACAACATATTCATTAGGATCTCCTTCTTCTTCGGCACCAATAGTAGGATCATCAGATTCATAAATGTGATCCGCTAATGCCATTCTTATTTTGCCTTTTAATCTACCATCGTTAACTATATCATAAGCTTCAGAAATAGCTTTAGCTACTGCTTCTACTCTTAAATCATTTTTAGCCAAAAGATCAGATATACTGGGGAGCTCTTCATTAAGGTCCTCCTCTATATCTTCTACAAGATATCTTTTTTTATTCCAAGCATATATATCGAAGGCGTCTTTCATAATTTATTTTATTATAAATATGAAAAAATTTTATGTCTTCAACTTTTCTAAGTAATCTATAACTTCTTGGGTAGCTATATCAACCTTATCCTTATCTATTTTACCTATCCATTTTTCAACATCACCAGCTTCACTAACATGGGCTTCATTAGATTCTCTTAATTTTTCTTCAACAAAAAGTTTATATTCTTTTATATGGTTATCTATTTCATTATTTTTAACCTTACGTTGGTATTCATCCCATTCACCTTTTTTTCTTAATTCATGTTCAAATTCAACAACACAATTAAAACATTTTTTATGTATGTTATAAAAAGGTTTATCATTACGGTTTTTCATTACTTTTTTACATTTAGGACAAAGTAAGGGCATTACATGTGCTTTTTTAGCTTTATCTAATTTAGTAATATTTTGCTTGATACCATCTTTAATAGTCCAAGTACGACCATCTGATTCCCATATATCACCTTCTTTATGAAATTCTTGCTTTTTAGTAAAACCAACACTAGAACGTGTTTTTTCACCATATTTACCTTGCATTAAATTTCTTAAACGTTCAACATCTCGTTTTTGAAATTCTTTTTTTAAAACATTTTCTTTACTCATAAACCTAATTTTTTAAGATCACTTAATACTTGGCTAGCTGAATCATAATGAATACCCGTACCGCCTGCATTATTCCATCTTTCAATAGTATCCATTCTATCATCTATTAAAATATCATTTGTACTTAAATTGCTTTTTATATTATGTTTTTCTTTAGCTTTTCTAAAATTAATTCTAGGTTTACCACCTAAGATACCACTATTATTTCTTACCCATAATATTTTACCTAAATAAGATTGTTTTTTAGCTGAAGGAGACGTTAATAATTCATAATTATATTTTTTAACATAATCAACTAATGCTTTAGCTCCAGGCATAGGTTTAATACCTACCCAAAAACTAATTTTATTATCTTCATCAATTAAATTCCAAAAAGCTTTTTTACCATATTTGGATTCAAATTCATGAGGTTTCATTCCTGATATATCCTCAAATCTTTGGTCAAAATTTGCAATGACTCCATCCATATCTAAATAAACTTTATAACTACTTTCTTGTTCTTCTAAACCCAAAGCTAATTCTCTTGCATATGCATTTAAACCAAAAGGATCCTTTCCTAATTTAGGATTAAAACCAAATTTATGTTTATATGCTTTATTTTTATCCTCCGATAATATACCATCATTTAGTGAATCAGTCCAGCTTCTAAATAAAATATTTCCCGTTTCATATGCTTCCCTTTCTATTTGTTCTAAATGGTCATCCTGATTTACATTAGTAGTACCATATGATTCTAATCTATCTTCCATATTTTGATGAACATGTACTAATTCATGGGCATAGGATCTTAAAATATCCTTAGGGTGTCTGCCATAAGTAAATAAAACAATAACATTATTATCTGGCATATAATACGCTGTTTTACCAAATACATCTTCTCCATTTTCTACATCATTATGAACCATTTCTATTTTAGGTAAAGGTTCTACAGCCATTTTATTATCAATAAAATACTGAGTTAATGAAGCTATATAAGGTTTAAAATCAAATTTTTTGGAATCTATTTGTTCTTTTAATTTTTGTTTTTTTAAACGTTGAGTTTTAGCTTTAGAAGCTTCTTTACGTTTCTTTATATACTTAAAACCAGATTGTAGTTTAGCTTTTTTCTTAGGATCTTTAGTTCTACCTAATGCTGCCCTTACTCTTTGATGTATTAAATTAATAATTTGAGATTGTCTAGCATGTGATTTAGCTTTAAATGATTTTTTATTTAAAGTATCTACTATATCCTGTCTAGTAGAAAATTTAATACCAACTGTATCTTTTGGATCTTCATCAGTGTATAATCTACGTCCTGATTTTTTAGGTTTTTTACCAGTACCTTTTTTAGGATCCTTTTTCTTTTTTCTACCTTCAGTTAATTCAGATACCTTATCTATTTTTAAAATATAATCTTTTATATCAGTTATTGAACTACCTGGTTTTTTAAAATTTATTCTTTCTTCTTGTTCATCATAATCTCCAGTTGCATTTAAAAAATCCCTTACCACACTTTCTGGTTCGTCATCTAACCAATCATATTCCCAATTATCTTTATAATTCCATCCAGGTATATAAGCAAAAGGTGTAATTTTATATTTATTAGATAATTTATTACCATCTAATGCAATTCTGTAATCCATTGAAACATCAAATGCAGAACCTTTTTTGTGAAAATTTTTATTTCTAGTAAAAGATACAAAATATAAATCGTTACCTAAATAATATTCTTCAGAAGCTTTAATACTATTAGATTGAAGTATACCCTTTAATCCATTAGCTGATGTATAATGATATAAAGTACCAACCTGTTTGCTTTCACTTATATTTTCATTTAATTTATCTGTTACCATCCCATATATTGTTTTAGCTTCTTCATCACTTACTTCATCAGGAAGATAGTTTTTAAATTTAATTATAGAATCTTCTTTGGCAGCATTCCTAGCAGCAGTACCAGATGCTCCTCCTTGGGTCACTACTGTTCTTATTTTTAAATTAGGGTAATTATCCACGGATTTAGTCCTGGCAGCTATATCCTTAAAATCATCTTCATTTCCTTCCCTGGCACCTATAATAAACAAAACATCTTCATTAGGATTATTTTTGGCATAATCATAAGTAGCTTTTATGGGAGGAGTACTGCTATATTGGATATTAATATTAGCAGATATAGGTAAATATTGTTTATATATGTCCCAAATTTGAATTGCTTCTTCTGGTGTGACACCATCTCTTTCCTTACCACCAATGTTAATTATAAATTCATCTATTTCAGGATTTTTTTCTATAGCTGTTTTAACTACTTCAAAATGACCTTTAGTAGGTGGTTTAAAACCACCCCCATATACAGCCACTACTTTCTTTTTTTCTTGTTCAGGTAGTAAATCTTTAATTATTTCATTAACTAGATTCATTTTGTTATAAATGATTTAATTTTTTGTTGTGCTTCCTCTTTAGAAACGGAATTATTAATAATATCTGCTACACTTTCATCTTTTAGTAAAGAGGAAATTTCTATAGCATCTTGTTTTTTTCTTTTATCTGATCTTGCCTGTTGGGCTGGTGTTTTAGGTTTAGTATTTTGTGGTTTAAACGGTTTAAGATATGCATTTATTATATCATCTAAATTAGATAATTTTTCATCTTCTAAAGTATTAGAAACAGAAACAAAATTATCACCAAAAATATCTTTATAAGGACTATAATTTTTAGTAACATTTTTCCATGTAGACATAACTATAGCTGGTGCTAAGCTTCTATCTTCACCACCGGATTTTTCAAATCTATCCTGGTTTTGTTTTAATGAACGTTCTAAATCAGTATAAACATAAAGCATAAATACATCATACCCTGCTTCTTCTAATTGATTTTTTAATTTAGAGGTCTGATTAAAAGATGCTGCTGTTCCATCTAATATAAATGATTGTTTTCCTTCTATAGTATCTTGTACTTTTCCTTTAAATTCTTTATTTGCTGCAGCCATAGCTATAGCAGATTTACTTCTTTCTTCAGGTGATGCATTTTTTAAATCTAAAGATACATTGGCTTTTCTTAAATTTTCAATGTAATCATTATCTACATTTAATAATTTTAAGTTACCTAAATCTAAACCTCTAAGTATAAATCCTTTACCTGCTCCAGGAGCTCCTGCTAATATTATAGCTTTAGGACCATTTAATTGTTCTATTAATAAATTAAATAACTTGATTGACATATTTTATTTTATTATAAATATAGCAAAAAAGGGCACGTTTGCACGTGCCCATGTAAATAATAATTAAGGTTATATTGCCATATTTAATGGCTCGGTAAATAACCAACCGACATGATTACTTTGATCTAAGGTAAAATGTAATTTATTCATTTCTCCACCTCTACGGTTTTTACTAAACCATATAGCTCTACTACCTTCAGGGGTAAATTTCATATGAGCCATAGCGGTAATCATATGTTTAAATCTATTTGAACCAGCAAATTCACCACCTTTAGTAACTTGTTGAATTATCATAAAGTTAGTATTTCTTTTACTTTGATTTTCTGCTTTATTATGTTTTTCAAATAAATTTAATAATTGAGTTTCTGCGTTTTTCATAGTACCTCCGTGAAAATCCTGAACAGCAACTGCTAATTCCGCAAATGAATCTACTAATACTGAATCCCATCCTTCACTAAGGATTGATTTTAAAATAACTAATGGATCATTTTCAATCCAATCACCCATAAATAAAATAGGTAATTGACCAAATTTAGGAAATCTTTTAACCATTCCTACCATATCTATTTGTGTCATCTCTCCAGAAATAAATAAAACTTTACTTCCATTTTTTTTCATATTAGCGAGCATATCTAATAAAACTGTTGTTTTACCTACTCCAGGATCACCAACGAATGCTACGTTAGTACCTTTCATCATCCCACCTTCACTAGAAAGCAATTTATCAATTTTAGTTCCAGTTTTCATAGGAATAAATAATTGGGGATCGAATTTAAAATCATCCATTAACATTGTATTTGGCTTAAATCTTCTAACAATTTTACCAACATTTTTACTTGGACGACCTCTTTTAATTTTTACTGTGTTTGACATAACCTTGATTTTTATTATTATTTACTGTGTAAATATACGAAAGCTATTCCAGGTAACCAAATTTTTACGCGGTTCTCTTCACACTAGTTTTAAAAGAAGTAGTAGCAGGTTTATGCTTAGGGTTTTCAAGATCAAATATTCTTTTAACTGATTTATAAATATCTATATTTTCTTCCTGCGATCTAGGTGATTCAAATATTTCCCAATTCTTACCTTTTAATCTTTTACCAGAGTTATCTACACCCCTAGATTTGGATTTTAACCATAAAACTCCTATACGGTCAGCAGTTTTACCAAAACATTCTTTATAACATTGAGCATATGCTGCACTTTGTAAATCATAAGTAGTTTGTAAATGATTAGAGGTTTTAAAATCAATAACCCATAATTCACCATTAATTTCACAAATTAAATCACAAGTACCAGCAACCTTTAATTCTTCACTAAATAAATGTACTTCAGTTTCAATTAATGTTGGTTTATGTGTTTCCCAAAAGTCTACAAAACGTAAAAACATTTGCCAAACTAAAGGATCCATTTTAGGATAACCACTTTCACTTAAATAATTTAATTCCTTACCTGCAAAATAATCTTCGATCATTTCATGTACAGCTGTACCTTCTTCAGATGCTTTTTTAACAATCCAATCTGCACTATATCCAACTTTTTTAAGCCAATCTTGAAAATGTTTACCTTTAGGATAACAATTTAAAACATATGTAATAGATGGATAATATTCACCATTACGTCTATAATATCTCGAATCAGGTAATGTTATTTGTTTATGATCATCTGAGATTTCCAGTATTCTATTGTATGATTTTTTAATCATATTGCTAGTTTATGTTCCATTAAATTATAATAGGTTAGAGGAACTGTTTTTTGTATCAGTTGTGTGAAATTTTCGAAACCCATTTCACTCGGGTCCTTATCCTGCATATCTACAAGATAGACTTCTTTTCCTTCTGCCATTAATTTTTCACAGAATTTTAAAGCTTGTTTAATTGCATCCCTATCTAATGCAATATAAATTTTATCTACCACAGAGGTAACTATTTTTTTCATTAAGCTATTTTGGATATTTTTACCTAATAAAGGAATAGCATTTCTTTTTATAGCAATAGCATCAAATAAACCTTCACATAAAACTACAGGAACATTCCAATTAATTAAATGTTCATTAGGTATTATATTTCTGCTAGCTGAAGGGTTTCTGTATTTAACATAAGGTTCTTTTTCAAATGAACGAGCTGTAAAATAATTTAATCTCCCATCTGCATCATAAGTAGGAATAATAATCATATTTTTATATAAACCTTTTTTACAAAATCCTATATTATATTTTAAAATATCGTACTTACTAATGCGTCTTTTTTTTAGATATGCTATGGCATGTCTAGCCATAATATCATTTGTATTATCACTAGATAAACTAATAAAATCGTCAGGTAATGTTACATTAGTATGAACTTGGGTTTGGGTTATTGATTTAGAAGTTTTTACTAAACTTTTTAATTCAGTAAATTTATCAACTGATGTTTTTAATTGTTTAAATAAAGAATAAATAGTAGTACCTCTAACATCACAAGCCCAACAATGCCAAGGGTTTTTACCTTCACGATTTTCTGTAAGATTAACTTCTAGTTTAGGTTTATGATGGTTGCAAAAAGGACAATGATACGCGTAATTATTACGTGCAGTAGGTTTGCTTTTTCCTAAAACGGAATTAACTAATGTAACCAATAATTGATTAACCATAAACGATAATATACGTTATTGTTTTTCGTTTTCCAAAAAATCTTCAAATTCAATTTCTCCGAAGTCCTTGCTGTAAAATTTACCTAATACATTATCGTTGAAAAATTCATCTGGTTTTTCTAATACTTGATAAATCATTTGGTATTTAACTTCAAAATAAGTAAGTAATTTTTTACTAGGTACACATTTTAAAATGGTTTTTTGAAATTCGTTTTGTTTATTTTCAGTTAATAATTGTTTAATTTCCTTATGTGAGCCATAATAATTTAACCAATCAGATTCTTTGACAGCTAATTTATAGGCAGGGCGACGACCAACTACTCCTTCTAGTTTAGCAAGCTCTTTTTTTCCTATCTTAACCTTTTTAGTAAAATATAAGACTTTTTTTCCTATGTAAGCTTTCCCAGAGGGTTTGTGAGTAACTATATATACGAAGCCGTATGTATTTGCTGGAAATTGAGAGATATCGCCTATTTTTTGTGATTTATAGGTCCAACTCATAATTATATTTAATTAGTTATACGTATTGCAAATTAATTATAATTTGCCTTCCTTCCTTAAATTAGCCCTAATCTTAGTAGCAGAAATATCGTAAATATTACTAGGAGGTTCATGTTCAATAATATCATAACCTACTCCTCTACCATAATTAATTGACTCAATATCAGGAATTTTTATTATTTTTATTTTGCCTTCTTGTATTAGATCAATTAATTCATGTTGTAAATTTTCTAAAACTTCTTGGGCAGTCCATGGTTGATCTTCACTAGGTTCCACGTCTCTTATAGCGATACACACGTTTTTACCCTCATTTAAACGCTGATCTATTAACCATCGATGTCCACTGTGCCAGGGTTGCCATCTACCAATAAATAAACTAAACTTTTTTGACATATTTTAATATTTTTTTTAATGATTTTTCTGGCGTATCAGTAGTCGTATCTATATCTAAAAAATCAAAAATTGGTTTTTGAAAATCCATAACATGATATTGTTCCCTTCCTCGTCTAACTTCAGCCAAATTGTAATGTACAAAAATTTCTTGTATTTGCCACTCCATTATATCCTTAAATTCTTCTCTTTGATCTGAGTATGGAGATACTAAAGATACTATTACATCTTTGCCCTGATTATGTAAATAATGTGCAATTTTTTGGGCAGCATCTATATTTGCTATTCTACCCTTCATAGAATAATCTTTATTTTTAAATAATTCTCTCATCTCATCTCCATCAATTCTATAAGCATGAGGCAAATATTCTTCTTTTAGCATGTTTGCTAATACTGTTTTTCCAGAACCGGGCTGACCCGTAAACCAATAAATCATTATTTATAAATTATTTCTTTACAAGAAATTTCGGATCTATTTATACTTAAATTTTTAATCCTATCAATTTCTTCTTGAGTAAAACTATCTTTATGCATATACCAATCTTCAAAAGGATGACCGGGCGAAGCTGCTATATTGTTTGTTACTAAAATGTAACCATATGATTCTAAATGTTCCTTAGCTTTATACTTATAATTTCTAGTAGGATCATTATAAAAATCATGTTCATAAGTAATAACTGAGAATGAGTATTTATCTAGGGGTATTCTTAATAATGTTTCATATGTAGTAGATTGGGGATCACAATCTAAAGATAAATAATCCATATGTGTAGGCATATTAAATTGCCCTAAAACATTAATAAAATTAGTTAGCAATGTATTCTTTTTAATGCATCTATTATTTCTAAATTGATTAAAATCATTAACACATTTATCATTCCAATCCATAGATAATCCATTCCAATTAAATTTAGTTTCAAGTAAAGCTGTGTTACTACCTATGAAAGGATCACCAGAGCCAATTTCTAAATAAGTACCATTAGTTTTACCATTTAATACAGTTAATACAAACATATCTTGCATTGCTTGGGAATAACTTTTTTCAATAACTTCTTTATTAATAAAAGGAAACCTTAAATTATGATTTAAGCTTTCAATATGAATAGCTGGTTCATGTATAAATTTTAATATACCCCAATTTAGTAAATTATTAATAACTATTTGTCTATATTCAGGGGTTAATGTTTCATCATTATAAAGCTCTATCCATAATTGTTTAGAATCTTCCATTTTTCCAGTATACCAACTACAATAGGCTTTTTGGTATTTAATAGCAAAATTACCAGGATATCCTACACTAGTTCTAAAAGTAGGACTATTAAAATTACAATTAGCTAAAGCTATACTAGCCCAAGCATAAGCTTCTTTCCAATCTTCTTTATCACTTGCAGCTTTACTTAAAAAATAATAAGGTTCAGGTCTAGTAGGAAATTCAGCTACTGCTAGTAATAACTGTTGGCTTTCATAATAGGGTCGTCTTGTTTGTTTTTCTATTGTAGACCATGTTTTTATAATACATTCACAAGCTAAATCCATACATGTTGTTAATTCTGCACACCTTAAATAATAAGTATGAGCACTTGCATATTGGCCTATTTTTTCATACTCCCATCCTAACCAAAAATTATTATCAGGATTTTTGGGATCTTCAATATAATTATCTAAATGATATTTTAAATCTTTATTCATTATCAAACGATGTTGTATAATTTAATTTATTTAGTACAGTTTTGGGCATTCTTAAAATATAAGCAGCATTATCTACAAATCCAAATGATATTAATAAATCATCATTTTTTTCTGCTAACCCACAACAAAATTCTATTTGTCCATCCATAAATTTAAAAGGTTCAGATATTTTAACATAGTTCCAATTTTTATCCCAAAAAATAAATCTATGATTGTAACTAGCATCCTTACATCCTAAATCATTATTCCACCAATGTGTTTCATGAACACAACAAATATAATAATCACCTAAAGTAATAACCTGAGATCCTCCCCTTAAACTTAATGGAGCATTTAATTTTACACCTTGAGAAATATTATCATTTTCTACTGTAATTTTTTCCGTTTTATTTATAATTACTTCACTTGGGATAACATCAATAATACCAGAAGGTACTTCTACTTTAGTTATATGATTGGGATCAGCTTTATAGACTTTAGTTGGATTAGGCCAATTAACAAAATGATATGGTTTATCTAAAACTGGCATCCAATTTTTTTCTAAATGAGTAAATTCTGGTGGATTTATTCTATGTCTGGTTACTTCTGTACATTTGTCTTTAGTCCAATCTATTTGACATAATTCCATTCTTCCTTCTCCATCAGATTTAGTATCTCTTCTGACACCACAAACATATAATTTATTATCCCATCTAAACACTCTAGCATCTTCTAAACCAACAAATTCCCAAATGGGTTTAATATCATTATTAGATGTATCAATTTTATTAAAATGTTCTATTTGTAAATCTGAATTTAACTTACATAAATAATTTCCAGTAGTTAAAGTCATA